AGCCTATGGATTCGAGGAAAGGGTCGTGAACTTCGTCAGGAACTCCCCCAAGGGTCCGCCCCCCAGCTTCGGGAAGGTCAGAATCAGGATCTCGACCACAACCTCGATTTGCTGCTCTGCAACCAGTTCATCATTGATTTTTTTCTTGAAATCCGCGTCATCGGCGTTGCCGCAGGCCGTGGCGATGATCTTGCGCGCGTCCTTAGCGATAGCGAAAAACAGCGCGGGCTTTTGAATGTCGCCGCCGTCAATCAGCGCAGCAAATTTCGGGTTTTCGTCGGCCAGATCAGCGATGAAATCCAAAGGCAAGCCTTTGATTTTCAGTTTGAAGCCGCCGAAGTCGAGTTCTTTGCCGGTCGATCTTGCCGCGCGAATATCCGTCATGTTTTGCTCTCGATAAAGGAGACGACGCGGGGTTAATCCGCGCCGTCAGGTTGAAATCAGGCGATTTCAGCGCCGTAGTACATATTGAAGGCATCATTCGGGACGCCGTAGGCATCGGCCTTGAGGCTCATTTTGGCCTGCTGCGCCGAAATCCAGTCGATTTTGTCGGGCAATACTTGGAAGCGCGGAACAATCACCTGGAAATGTTTGCCATACGCGCCGGCTCCGACGAACTGAACGGCGAGATTGGCCGGCAGGGCGCCGCCGAATTTCACCAAGCGCGCGGGCGAAGATCCGCTGATCGTGCCGAAAGCCAGCAATGCAAGGTTTTCAATCGTGTATTCTTCCAGCGTGAATTCCAATTCGCCCTTTCTCTTGGTGAGGAAGGTCATGTCGGTATTCACCGCGCCGGTCTGGCTGTTCTGATGATCTTCGCGCGTGTCGGTCAGTTTGGTCGAAAGGGCCGAGACGTTGCCGACGCCGGTAAAGGCGATGCTCGACCAGATGGCCGTTCCAGCGCCGTCCGCGATGCCGGTTCCAGCGCCCTTCGGACCGCCAGTCGTACCGGACGTGCCGGCCGTGGTGCAAACGTAGACATTCAGCGGCAGCGCCGGGGAGACGGCGGTGGCGTCAAATGTTATCACCTGATCGCCGATGGCGTAGGCAGTCGCGGTCGTCCAATACTGGATCAGCGGGGCTGTGGTGATGACGCCGACGATGCCCTTGCCAAGATAGTAGTTCTGCGGGCCAAGCGGGGTTGCAGTCATAATTTGGGCTCCATTTTCAGGAATGGCGCGCAATCACTGCGGGCCGGATCAGCCTTGCCTAAGGGCCGGATTTGGCACAAAAAAACAGCCTCTAATGGCTGTCATTTTGGATTTCATAAAGGTGCTATTACGCGCTGATATCCGCGTTGAGCAGCGGGTAGGCGAATGTGATCGACACCGCCATTTCGCCCTCTACGCCAGACGACATGGTTAGCGCCGTGGCACAGCCCTCATAGCGAATGTCGCCGCTTTGCGTGACGAGATCGCGCAGGCTTCCTGGGACCGGAGGGCTGTTGTCGTCGGCGGCAATCGCCTTGAGAACCTCCATGCGCAGGCTGTTCAAATCAGGGCCGACATTTTCCGGCGCGTCGCTCAAAGAGATGAAAATCTCAGGCGTCATTTTGACGGCAGTGGTAAACAGCGTCCGAAAGGCGATTTCGGGGATCTTTTCATCGCGGCTTTCGTGCGCGTCGAACAGGAACAGCGCCGGGCGAAGCGCCGTTGACGGGTTCAGCGGGCGATTGCGGTAGGCTGCGGCAAAGCTCTGAATCCCTTGAAGGATTTCGAACAGACGAGCCAGGATTGCTTCGCGCCGGTCCATCAAATCACCATCAATACGAACAGGATTTCGCCTTCAGTCCGCCAGCCAGGGACGGGCTTGAGTTGGTCATTCATGACGCGCCACGACGGGTCCGGCTTGTCGTGAACTGAAAGGATACGGTAATTCACGCCGCCAAACGCGACGTTCACATCGACCATTTGCGCGGGGGGAATGCGCAGCGCCGCGAGATCGGCGGAAAGAACCGTGCAGCAAGGCTTGACCGCTGAAACCTCAAGCGATTTTTCCTTGAGCAGTGTGACGGACGAGCGGTCAATGGCTTGCAGTGAAACGGACGCCCGATTGATCGGGCTTTTGAACGTCATCGGCGACGCGAGGTCGCCGTAGTTGTGCGCCTGCATCCGCGCGATGGTGGCTTGCACGTCCATTATTCAATAGCCCGGAAAACGTAGGGGTCGAGCCGCTGCGCGATTTCGAGCGGCAGGCCGCCCTTGGTCGCTGGCGCATTATTCGAGCCGGGGACGACGTAATCCACGCGCGCCACGCCAAATAGGTCTTCGCGCGCGATGTTCGGGTCGCGCTTGACCGAAGTAAGGCCGAGGCGAACCAGATCGATGCACGAGGATTCGATGGCGCCGGGCAAGTTGGGTGTTCCAGTATCGCCTGGCAGCACATAGCCGGTCGTGAATGTGATGACGATTTTGCGGTAGGTCCAAAACACCCGCATGTCATTGGACAGGCGGAAAATCCGCAGGCCATCCAATTCCCAGTCGGTATCTTGAACCAGCGTGACCATGTTGCCGCTGCCGGCGTCGCGCACTTGCAGAGCGTCAATCGAGACGATGGGTCCGGGTTCGTCAAGAACAAGCGGATGCGGCTCGCGATAGAGAACGCCAGGGACCAGCGGGTCGTAAAGATTATATGACGTATATGCCGGGCGAATCGTCTGTTGCAGGCTGCGCTTGCCGAACGCCTGCGCGCCGGCCGCCCTCTGGCAATAGGTCGCGATGCGGCTTGACGCCTCATTGATCAATGCGCCGACAAGCGCCGACTGCGCCGAGGTCACGTCCGAAAACCGCGCCTGAAAATTGGCGAATGTGGTCAGCGCCGTTGAGTTGGCTGGCGTCAGGACGGTCAGCATCAGGCTCGCTCGCTCTTGCCGCGTTTGGGCTTTTCGACCGGGACCGGTTCAGCCATCCCAGCGGCAATGCGGGCTTGGGCCACATCGTCCGGCAGATCGATGACAGCGCCGTGATCATAGCTAAAATCGAGGCCCGCCCATGCGACAAGATTGATGACCAGCATGAAAGCCTCCCATTCACAAAGAAAGGGCGCCGGAAGTGATCCCGGCGCCCATGCGCGATTAGGTCGCGGAGTTGGCGTAGTAGGCAATCGGATGCGTGCCGGCGTCCACAAGAGCTCCGTCGAACCGCTGCCAGAGCATGAAGCCGACCTGCGCGCAATCGGCGTAACGCTCGGTCAAGCGCATGGCGACCGCGCCATTGACGCGGCGGATGTAGTAGTTTTTGAAGTCGCCAAACAATACCGACTTGGCGTTCGCCGCCATGCTCGCAACCTGCTGGTTGATCACATACGGATACCCGTTGATGGTGTCCGGGTCATTCGAGGCGAGGCCAGCGAGCCACAGCGGGCGGCCATAGCTGTCCTTGAGCTTCTTGATGACCTTCAAGGAAGAATCATTCATCATGAAGCGCGCGTTCTGGCGATAGGCCGGATCGACCGAGTGTTCCAGATCGATCAAATCATCATAGATGATCGAGGTGGTTTGGCCGGTCAGGCCGACCTTGCCCGAGGTCGCATCGAGAACTACGCCCCGGGGAACCGTAGTTCCAGCGCCGGTCGTAAAGTGGGCATTGGTGATGCGCGCGATGCGGGTCGCCAGCTTGTTGGCGATGAACGCATCGAGGTCGAACGCCGAGTCCTGCAAAAGCTGCAAGGAGACGAGGACGGCCTTGGACGAGTACATGAACGCGCCGAGCGTCACCTGACCGAAGGTGATGTCCTGGTTAGAGACCTGCGTATTTTCCGAGATGATCGCGCCGACGTTGGCGGTGTCGTTATCGGTCGGGATCGGCAGGCTCTGCCCGGAATCGGTGTCGAGCACTTCCGAAACAGCCAACATGCCGCCATAGGCAAGCTGCGCGTCGATCAGTTTGCGATAGAAGCCGGTCGGGACGGTGTAGCCGCCGGCCGTGGTCGTGGTGCTCTGCGCGTTCTGGAAAGACTTGCGCGAGACAGCGCGCTCGGCGTCATTCAGGGACGAGGCCCCAAAGCGCATGAATTTGTTGAACGCCGAATTTTCGATTTCGGCCTCATGCTCGGCCTGATCGGTCGAAATGCCGGCCGTGCGGGCGCGGTTGCCGATGACGACCGACATCTCGGCGTCGAGCAGTTCGGCGCGCTCAAGGCGGTCAATCTGTGCCTTTATCTCGTCGCCCTTTTCCATCAAGGTGTCGAAAGCGGCGTTGTCTTCGGCGGTGGGATTCGGCTTATCGACCAGCGCGCGAGCGTCGGAAACAAGTTTGGCGCGAGTCTCGCGCAGATCCTTAGCAATGGCCATAAAAGGCTCCATCAGGGGATTGGCGCGTCATCACGACGGGCCGGAAGCCTTGCCCAAGGGCTTGAGGGCATAAAAAAACCGCCCAAAAATGAGCGGCTTCTTTAACTTTTTGCGTGATCGCCCTAGGCGACTTCGGCAATTCTCAGACGCATCCGCATCCGGGAAATTGAATTCTTCTTGCCTTCCGGCTCGTTTTCTTCGTCCGGGTCTTTCGGGTCAGGCTCGTCGCCCGAATCCGGGTCAATAGCGTCGATCAGGCCGGCGTCTTTTGCCTCGCTGGCTGTGAACCAAGTCCCGTCAACGTCGCCGTCCATCATCGCCGCGCAATCCGCAACCGACTTGCCGCACTTGGCCGCGTAGATCGATGCAAGTTGGTTATCGAGCTTGCCGAGGGTAGACGCCATGTCCATCATGTCGGCTTTATTCCCTACAGCCATGCCCCAAGCGTTATGGACCATCAGGAAGGCGTTTTCGGCCATGCAGACCTTATCGGCGGCAAGAGCGATGAATGACGCAGCGGAGGCCGCCAGACCGTCCACAATCGCCGTGACATGCGCAGGGTGGGCTTTCAGCGCGGAATATATCGCGATTCCGTCGAACACGTCGCCGCCCGGCGAATTGATGTGCATGACGATGTTTTTCGTCTTAACGCTAGAGAGTTGCGCCTGAAAATCCTTGGCCGTCACGCCCCAATAGCCGATTTCGTCATAAAGATAGATGTCGGTGCAGTCGCCAGTCGCCGCTGCTTCAAACCTGACAGCCTTTGGCGCAGCATCCTTGGGAGATCGGTTTTCGAAATGCGCCCGCCAGTTTTTGCGAACAGCGTCTAGCGATTGGTTCATGGTTTCTTTTCCGATGCGGTCGCAGGGTCAGCGCCGGGCGCCTTGGGCTGCTGTCCCGCCATCGTGAGGGGGACGCAGGCCGAGTTAATGAAAAGCTGGTCGCCGCCTTCCATCGCTGGGAGATTCTGGAATTTCCGCAACTCATTCGGCGTCAGTCCGCCGTTTTGGATCATGGTCGCATAAAACGATCCGCGCGCCGTGGCGTCCATCGCCAGCAAGGCGTCGCGGTTGAATTCCGCATAAAAGCTGCGGTCTTTCTTGAACAACTTGCGGTTGAATTCGTTTTCGATGCGCGCAAGCAATGGCTGAAGCGTCGTCATCAGAAAGCCTAGCATCATCTGTTCGATGCCGCTGCCCCAAGATGTCGCCTTGTCCGTCTCGCCAACCATGTGCGGAGGAACGCCGAAAATACGGCAAATGTCCGCAACCTGAAAACGCCGCTGCTCCATTGTCTCGGCGTCAGCCGGCGTGATCTGCATCGGGGTCCACTTCATCCCCTTGTCGAGATAGATGGTCTTCCCTGTGTTTGAGAGGCCCGAATAAGCCTGCTCGAATTGCGCGCGCAGACGGCGCAACGCAACGACTGGATCTGAGCCAAACCCGTCTTCAGCCTGCACCACGCCAGACGGACGGATGCCGTTGGAGTGCATACGTGAGGACGATTCCTCCATCGCCAGCGAAAGGCCGACAGCCTGACGCGCGCTGGAAATCATCGACAGGCCGACCGTACCATCAAAGCCGAGGCCGGCGATGTGCAGCATATTGTCTTGGTCGATGGTTTCCGAGCCGTCCGCAAGCTGGATCTCATAAACCAGCTTCCCGATTTCGGTCTTCCGAACCGTCACAGCGTTGCGCGGAACCGGAAAGAAGCCCGTCACGCGCGCCGCGCCGTCATATTCGATCACCGAATAGTGGTTGCCGCCTAAAAGCACGTCAACCACGATCAATTCGCGCCAATTAAACCCGCTCATGACATCCGAGGGATTGTCGTGCAACAGGGGGTAAACCCTATTGCGATCAGCGATTTTGCGGCCTTCTTTGTCCTTTTCGT